CAACAATAGGAACAGCCTGCAGGTCGTTCTCCTGCTAGCATTTGTTGTCTTTGTTTGATCTTTTCTTCTGTGTTGTGCAGTGCTGCTGGATTGTCTGCTAGACTATCAGCATCTATTTCGTGCAATGGTGGATGATAACAAGAATTTGTGAGTCCTGTGGGCAGATGCAAGGAAACTTGATTCCATTTGGCCAGACACATGGTTGGACTTATTCTTTCTAATTCTTTTTTTGCCTCATCGGCTGATGTTTTATAAACACTACTCACGATCCTGCACTCCTTTATTTCTATGTGGTGTTTGACAGAATTTGTAAAAGCGACTCTGTTCTGCATCTAGATCTGCCACGGGCAATCCCAATCTCTGTCTCAGACTGTTGCCATATGAATGCATGTCTGATTCTATGTCCATCATCATGCGAGAGAATTTATCTCTCATGAATTCTAAATCGCTTACCAGTGTAACGTCATAGTTTGAGTCCAGTGAGGCCATATAGCAGCCGCGGCGAGCACCCAGTATAGCCCATTGCCCATTGTCTGTGTCAGCGCCCACACTCATCCATGTGAGTAAAGTTCTTAAATTGATTGGTTGTATAGTTTGCATGAATTCTTCTGGTTTTACTTTTTGTCCTCGATCTAGACTCATTTTTACACCTTCTCTGTATCCAGCAATAAAAGCCTGTTCAGGGGTGTGATTAATATGTGTTGTGGAATAGACATTATGTAGATTCTCATGTGGCACAGTCCAACAGAAGTCTATTTTGGCTTGTTCATGTTCTGCATTCTCATGTGTTTTCATTTCTAGACAGGTCTTGCGAGGCCATCCCACAATGCCTCCATTGCCATATATCAATCCATTGATACTGTTCTTTGCTCTCCATCTATGCACGGCAGCAGGATTAGTTTTGGTCCAATCCAGCGTCTGTAATAGGAAAGCGGGATCTATTCTATTGTCTCCATCAACAGATATAAAGAAATCTGTTTCTGCCTTTTCGGCAGCGGCTTTGTGAGCATTGTCAAAACCTCTTACTCCATGCACTCGTTTCGCCCATGGCACTATGTTCAACAGATCAGCATAGTTCTCATCAGCATTGGGTTCACGATAACTGATGAACACAAAATCTAAATCAGTTACTCGGATGGTGTTTGCCATGTGTAACCTCCTTCCGCTATAGCTGTGGGCCAATAAGGATCTGAATCGAGAAAAATTAGTCCTTCTTTAGATTTTTTAAGAATATTATATAATCGTTTATTTGTCGCTGGTGGTTTTCTAGTTATTTTTCCATTTTCAAAGTAGAAATGTTGATGTCCTTCTTTCATTAGCCGCACATAATCTTCTTTGTCTACTGATACGTGATTGTCTCCAGCGGTTGTTGCCAAACATTCAATCTCTCGATTGTTGACCACTATGTAGTAGGTTGGATTAAAAGTTTGTGGTTTGAAATCTTTCAATGCTTTAAAAAGTTCTTGCATTCAGCACCTCCGGGATATTCTTATCATGATAATGCCACACCTGAGTCAATCGCTGACCTCCTAGATAGAGCCTATCCTCCAGACGCACAGGATAAAGATAGTTGTCACAGTCAGCTATGGGTGAAAGATTTATGGCTGGCTTGCCATGTATAAATTTAAACCATGGGTAGTCTATAAGCTGTTCCTGCGTGGGATCCATTATTCTATATGCTAGAGCATAGATCACATCTGTGGTAGGATACTCATCATGACAATTGATCAGCAAATTATCTCTCACTTGGGACCAATTCTCTGACAATTGCTGACATAGAGAGAAAAATTTCTTGGCTCTTTGGCTCCTTCTAAAATAAGTTAATCCATTATAAATGTTAGGTAGATTATTCTGTACAAATAATTTTCTATAGGTTGTATCCGCTACTATTTGATCGCGATAGTTTAAGCAGTTTACGGAAAAAATTAAATCATGCTGCCATAGATAATTCCACCACCAATCAGTATTGCTGTTCCATAACATGTCTGCTTCCAGTTTAATGGAATGAGTGAATGGTGATAAAACAAACGCTTGATATTCATTGGCAAATTTCTGTGCATCATTAATCGAAAGATCTTTGGGTAATACTCTAACCATATCCACATATGGACTTTCAAAAATAGATTGCTCATCTACCAGCACACAGATGTTGTTCTCTTGATTGTGCTGTTTGATTGAGCGAGCTAATTCTATGCTGCATTTTACATAGTTTGTTGCTTCGGTGTTCTGACAAAGCCAAATAAATCCTTTAGACATTCACAAATCCTTTATTGAGCACGTGAAGATCTTGATTATCAATGCGATTGATTTTGTCTTGATAACGATAATTTAAACCAGTGTTGTTGTATGACAGCACTGTGCAATCATGTGGTAGAGTTGCCATGGAATCTGGAATAATATCATAAGCATGATGTCCATTACACTGATTGAGAGCAATGGCAAATGCATAATCATTCCTGAAATTTCGATAATCAATCCTGTAAAGATTGCAAAAATGTTGATAATGCACTTTCACTAATTTTACAGTGTCAAAAATCTTTCTCACTTGATCTGTTTTTCTAAATATCAACACCGTGGCCCATACCAATGGCAGCATGGACTTGCGTTCATAGGTTAGTGCCTGTCGATAACTCACGTCATGGGCAGCAGAATGTATTAAAAAATCGTGTGCAGTCTCGGTATATTGCAGTAATTTTTTTGAGAAACAGAGATAGTCCACATCAATCACCGTGGTACAATCATAGGGCGAGTGGTCTATTGCCTCACATCTCTCAAGATTGTGCCATGGCAGTCCTAATTTGGTATTGTTTGTGTCATTTTTGATCACAATAAAATTTACATCAGGTGCATTGTGCCAACTGTCTAGAGTGGATTGATTGGTGACCACAGTTATGGGCAAATCCAAATACTGTTTCGCTAGACCTATGCTGACATCAGCCACACGATGATACGCGACCTGATCAGTGTTGAAACAGTACATGAGCACACCCTTGTTCATGCTAGTCCTTTAGTGATTTTAAAGATTGATAGGTTTGATAATAGGTGTTCAGTGCTGATTGTTGTCGCTGTATCAGCAGATCGAGGAATTCTTTGGGATTGTCTATCTTTACCGGATTAGAGTTGCTGTCTAAAATAAAGAAATAGTCCTGGTATTCCATTAGTGCTCGCACCGTGGCTATGGTCACGGCATCGGCTCTGAATATGTGATCCTGATACACAGTGATCAGCTCAGATTCTGCCCGGGCCAGTAGATTTTTTTTGGCCACTGCTCGATCAAAACTGAGATCTGAATGACGTTTAAGTTCAGATATGTCCATTCCACAATTATAACTTAATTATGTGGCAAAATCAACCTGGTAAAATATTATTATACTATGCTATGCCATTAGATACTGTAGCAGTACTAGACTCATTGTACACTGTGGCAAGACCTTCTGTGGTATTAGGTCTCACTGCATACAGAGTAGTGATCATCTTAGGAGTGTCTTTGATCCCTACAGGAAGAGTAATTCCGTCGTATTGAGTATCCGCTGCTCCATCAAAAGCAAACATTTTAATTGTCATAGTTACAGCTGAACCTACAGCCGCATCTAATTTAGCAGATATCTCTATATAATTAGATGTATAGTTGGTATTGTCTGAAGTTAGTCTTAATATAACAGTGTAACCTGTAGTTAAATCATGAAAACCATTCGCTAGACCATTAGTGGTTTGAACTTCTCCTGAGCCTGAACGTGTGGAAACTTGAGCTCCAATATCTAGATTGCCGATGGCAGTGCCCAGATCTTTGAATGCTGTGTCTTTGCCCTGCTCTGTGGTTTGTGTTGTGCCCACTGTGATTCTCACTTTGCCACCTTGATTGAAGAACCATCTCATAGCGTTGGCTGATGCCCAAGTGATACTAACTTCTTGAGTGGCTGATGTATCCCAACCTTCTGCTGCTGTGGTCACTGTCTGTAGAGCTGTTGAAGTAGTCAATGCTGTAGCACCAGTACTGCCTCCGGCTACTGCCGTAGCTAAAGAGTTAAGATCTGTGGTCAGAGCTGATTTCAGTGCGATGACATCACCTGCTGATGCTGCCGTGGTGCTGGTCAGTGCTGTGACGTTGGTGTGATTCTGTATGTTGTTCATGAATGTGAACAGTGAATTCCATTGAGCTGCTGTGATAGTGTCTGCGGCGCCCACTGAATTTAATTGAGTTTGTCCCAGACCGTACTCACCTGTTCCTGTGCCTGCGATATGGTTGATTCCACGAGCTGCCACACCTGCATTGGGTGTGCCTGATGCTGTGTTGTTTAATAGACCATTATAGTCACTGTTGGAAATTGTATCACGTACTGCATATGCCATATTACTTAACTCCTATCACACACTCTGTTAATTCTGTGTCTATATCATATTTATCTCGCAGCAGTCTGCCCAGCACATTAAAAGCAGTGCATTGATCTAGTCCAACCACACGGGCTACTCCTGCCGTAGAGCTGCTAACGATGCGATCACCCTTTTTGCCCTTGCCCTGTACTTTAACTCGCACTCGCCCCTGCAGTGCCACCATAGGATGGCTGTCATTATTACCCGCATCTTTGTTCATTAGGAACGCTGGTGCTTCGCTGATCACTCCAAAAACTCGTGAGTCTAATTCTTTGGTGCTTAAAGTTATCTCTCGATCTCCACCCAATATCACCACATCGCCTGCTTCCATGGGTGCATCTGCTGCATAACGTTCTGCCAAATCCGCATACTGAGCAGTGGTTGATGTAGCATGCACTATGTTTGCTCTGATATCCACCAGTGTGGGTGCTGATAATTCTGTGCCACCTCCTGATTTGAATGCTGTCCATGCTCCACCAGCATTGCCATAGGTAGAGGTTCCATCATCGGCAAATGTTTCATCCCACACCCAGTATAGATCCTGTTCTGTGGCAGTGGATGTCTCACCCCTGTTGACTTTCAATCCTGAATAGTTGGGCATGCCAGCTGCTGAGCTGATGTTCCTGTTCAATTCTATGATGTTGTCTTCTATGCTTAGAGTGGTGGTGTTGACCACAACTTGTGTGCCAGTCACTGTGAGAGTGCCGGACACTGTCAATTGAGGTATGGACACTGATGCTGTGGCACCATCGATGCTCATCGCTGTGGTATCCGCCACGCCGCCCTGTTTGATGTTAAAATTAATGTCGCCATTGTTCACTGTGTTGGTGATAGTCAGATCATTGCTGGCCTGAGTTATGGTACTTTTGCTGGCAGTGCCAATGGCCACTCCGCTCACAAAAGTGATCAATCCTGCTGCTGTGTCTGTGATGTCTGATCTTAAAAAATTATTCGCTGATACTTTTGCTGTTGCGGGATCTGTAACATTCAAGGCATCTGCTGCATCAGCTACTCCTTTGAATCTGGTGTCTCCATCTGTTGACAGAGTAATGCCTCTATAAACGGTTGCGAATCCTGTAATGGCCGTTTGAGGTGTGAATTGCTGATCACTGACAATGCCTACAACAGTGTCATTGGTGATGAATTTTAATATGCTCTTGTTCACTCCTGCGTTGTCTTTGATGGTTTCTGAAGAGACCTGGGTCACTCCCGATCCTGCCACTGCAGTGGGACCAATCAAAGTCCATGCTGTGCTGGAATACACATACAGTTGTGAGTTATTGGTGTCAAACCACATGTCGCCAGTGTTGGCGTTGGAGGGCTGAGATGCACTGGTTGTGCTGGATCCCACAGGTTTAAATTTGCTGCCATTCCACACTTTGATTTGATTGGCCAGTGTGTCATACCATAATTGGCCTTTGATCTTATTAGCCGGTGCCGTGGTGTTGGCAAAATTTTCTAACACTTTAACAAAGTTTTCGTTCAACCTCTCACCAAACCCTGCATAACCTTTGCCGAACAGTGCCAGATCCGTGGTGGCAATGTCTACTGTGCCATCGCGCAGGGCAATTAGTTTTGTTCCATCGGTTTTGTTTATGGTATAGGCCATGTTTCTTTCTTATTCGTCTCCGTTGTCTCTCACATGCACTAAAAAACTAACGTCTCCCAATAACTTGATCAGTATAGCTGCCAGCTCTGGTGTCAATGCTTGATCTATTTTAACCAAATCATCTTCGGTTAACACAGTCTGATAGTTGGCGTTGATGTAATCCGCCACTTGTTGTTTTGTTGTTGCCATTGTTGTATCTCCTTATTAATTATCTTATTTTTGCACTGTACATGGAAAGACATCTGTTAAATTTTTCTTCTATAAAAGGTCTAGCAATGGAGCCCAATACAAAACAAGCACTCTCTCCCACCGTTCTAACCATTTTACCCAGTATATCACCTCTAGATCTTGCACCCGCTCTGTGAGCAATCTCATTGGCTCTGGCCTGAGCAATGATTCTAATTGCTTTTATAAACAGAGCATTGATATTGTTTCTATAATTTTTTTCCATATATTGTACCAGTGGCACTGCCCATAACCAATAACCTATTTTGGTATTGTCGCTCAAATATTGTACACTGAATTCTGTGTCAATTGCAAGATCTTCCGCAGAAAATAAACCATTATTCCTTAACCAAGTGCATACGACTCTACCGTTGGTATATTCTAGAGCTTCCAACATCTCCACAGTTTTTACCACTGCGGTGCTTTTATTGTTGTTTCTTAAGGCATCTAAAATATCTTTGACATATCTCTCATAATAACCTTTCCATATGCTTCTGTCATTTTGATGTATGCCTCTGATCTGTGTTACTATTTTTTCTGCTCGCACATAATATTCTACCATTTTATCTTCGTTAATATATTCTCTGAATGCTTGCAATAGAGCAAAATCGGCCTGTGCTGCTGCATTGTCTTCATCGGGTGTGAATGGTGTTGTTTTTGTCCTAGAAGGTAGATGATATGCTAGAATTGAATTATAAAATATACAATTGTCTTCACGACTTAACAGTGTAGAGACACAGTGCTCTTCGTCTCCGTGCTCTTGACATTTGGCACAGGCCTGTCTATTGTGTAGATACTCTTCTACTGATATTCCCATTATTTCACTCCTGCTATCACGTATAATAATCCAAACATTGCCCACATGGCATAACCAATAGCTATATTTTTAGTAGGCTGGTTGGTGTGTTTAACAAATTTTCCTATAATTCTACTTACTGCAATACCTATATTCATTATGTATCTGCCTGCTCGATTGTCTTGTTTTAGCACTCCCATTTTGTAAGCCATGTGCTGTGCCCATGGAGTGGCAATTCTTCTTGCCCATCTTACTGCCATATCTTTTTGTTGAGCATTTCTTTCAATTTTATCTTGGATCCAAAACATACATTGTGGACCTTCATTGCTCATCCAATCCACAACCACTCGTGCCCATTTTAAATAGCCATAATAAGCATTGGGATCTGTCTGTCTTAACCAGTGCCCAAACATTTCATCTGCTTGATAGATTTCATCGGATAGATAACCCAATTCGTGTAGTTTGGTACAGATAATTGAGCATCCTCCTCCACCGCCACCTGTTCCACCCGATCCTGGCGTGCCTGATGATGCATTGCCTGTAGCATCTCCAAATCCTGCTGCTGTTGATGTAAAGTCCACTCCAGAATTGAATATGGCTTTCCATACACCATTTACTTTTGTGTATGCTGCGGTGATGTTTTTCCATGTGCCACTGTGTTTAAATTTTATACCTGTTATGCTCTTCCAACTGTTGGCAATTTTTACTTTGGCTTCCACACTGATAGTGAATATTAATACTGCTTTACCGTTGCCTCCTGCCAGTGATCCCCCTGATCCTCCTGCTGCTATGCCTGTGTCATAATAGGCCGATCCTGTGCCACCTGGTGTGGTGCCTGAACCATTATTTTGTGTTCCACCGCCTGGTATTAGATTTGAGCCTGCATATCCTCCCGTGGCTCCATCGTCTCCTCCCGGTCCATCGCCACTTCTTCCGCCATCTGCTCCACCACCGCCTGCTCCTGCTCCTGCTCCGTCTCCCGAGTGGTCCGCTCCATTTTCTCCCAGTGTGCCTGGTGTGGCTACTGTAGGATCATTGGTATTGATTCCCACTGTTCCCACGCTGTTTAATCCGTCTCCACCTCCACCACCACCGCCTCCGGCTATGGCCATATCTGTGCCTGCCAGTTGTATAACTGTGGCACCTCCCCCACCACCACCATGTCCTGATGATCCGTTGGGTCCTTGTGTTCCACCTATGCCGCCTGAATATCCTGTTAATCCTCTGCCATTACTTTTGCCTGCAGCTCCTCCGCCCACTCCCAATGATAATATCTGTCCTGATGCTCCTGTGAGATCTATTGTGCCTGTGGCATAATGTCCCGCTGAACCAGATCTTCCTGGTCCTGCTCGATCTCCACCTCCACCACCACCACCGCCTCCCCAGATGTGAAATTCCACAGAAGTCGCTCCAGCTGGTATAACGGTCTGCTGCTTAGTGCCTGTGTATGTGAATGTTTTTATTACTGTTGGCATGGGATTATGCCTCCCTTACAAACCAAAGATCCCCGTTTGAGCCTTGTCCAGCAGTAGGTGCCACTGTTTCTACATATCTAGCTCCTGCCACTGTGTTACCGGTTGAACCGGCATCTGCTGTGATAGCGTCTCCACCCCATCTCTTGATAGATTCTGCAACTTGTCCTATCGAAGGAGCATTGGCATTGGATGTATCTGATGTGGCAATATTAGAACCAACTGAGCTTAATGTCAGTGATGTTACTTTTAAATTTCCTGCTGCTGTGGTTTTTAACGCTTTGGTATTTTTATTGGCATCACCATCTGCTGTCAAATCATCAAATCTAATAATTTGTGAGTATGTGGTGTTGGATTTTCCTGATTTCCAATATCCTAGTGCTGTATCATAAAATAATCGAGCTTCTACTCCACTGTTCTGTTCTACTATAATACCGCCGTCTACGTTGGTGTTGTTGCCTTCATTAACTCCTATGAAAGCATCCACGTAGGTGGAAACGTCCACAGATGATTTGTCATATGAACCAGATATTGTTAAATTTCCCGTGATTGTAACGTCACCTGTTAGTGCTATGTTACCTGTGGATCCTGTGATGGCAATTGGAGTTTTTGTAACTCCTCCATCGTTGATTTGAACTGATAGATTGCCATCTTCTGAAACATTGGCAATTGTAGAATTAATGTCTGAAACTGTTAATCTTAGATCGGATCCCACACCCACTAATAATCCTGTGTCAGCAGCAATTGTGATTGCACCTGTGGTGGTCTGAGCAGCATCTTTTCTCATGAAATTTCCACCAGCAATCACTGTGCCTGACGAATTTGAAGTTCCAGAGATGTTGAGGAATTGTGCAGTTGTGGTTGTGCCTGCAAACTGAGCACCTAGAGTAGAATTTAGAGTTATTCCTGCTGATATGGTTGCAAATCCTGTGATGGTAGTGCCTGGTGTGAAACCTTCTGCACTTAATATTGCCACTCGAGTGTTGCCTGAATACATGGAAGCAATCACTTTGCTGACTGCTGAATCATTTGTAACAGTTTCAATTTTAAATCCTGATAGTGTCTGTCCTGATGTGTAAACCGGTCCTGCTAATATCCATGCTGAACCTGTATAAAAATACAATTGTGAATTGCTGCTGTCCATCCAAAGATCACCTGCTGATGGTGATGTGGGTGCTGATGCTTGTGATTTGGCTCCACCTGTGGGTTTAAAACTGGTGCCATCATAAACTTTTAATTGATTAACTGTGGTATCAAACCAAACTTCACCTTTTAATGGAGATGTGGGTGCTGATGTGGATGCTGAGTTTTCTAATAATTTAACTAAATCTTCGTTTAATAATTCTCCAAATCCTGAGTAACTCTTTCCAAAAAGCGTTAATGAAGTGGTGTTATCAATGGTTCCGTCAGTGATTGTGGTTACTGCTGTTCCGTCTGTTTTGTTTACAATGTACGCCATGCTGTTATTTATTGCTTTCCTATATTATAAAACTATGCACTCAATCAAGTTAATTGCATCAGAATCTTCATTATTTTCCAATGCTATTGCAAAAACTTTATCTTTGAAATTAGCATCCACTCTTCTTGCTGTTCCATTATTATCGGCTATTAATTCATCACCTTTTGCAATGAAACCATTTACTCGTACTTTAACTTTACCTTTTAGAGCAATTGGCTGACCTTTGCCTGTGGAATTCATTAGATATGCTGGATTTTCTGATACAACACCTATCGCTCTTTTCCCAAAAGAGCTGGCAGTGACTTCTCGGCTTCCTCCAACCATTACTACTGTGCCCACAGCATAGTCATCATCTGTCTCATAATTTTCTGCTAAGTCAGCGTATTGAGCTGATGTGGCTTTGGCGTAAACTGTGTTATATCCAAAAGAAGTTGTGCCTAAATTGTAAGTGGCATCTACAGATGGCCTAATGGTTTGAGTTATTGCAGTACCTGTTAATGTTAAAGATGAAAAAGATCCTGTTGTTCCTGTTACACTGCCTGTTAATGGTCCTGCAAAAGTAGTAGCAGTAACCGTACCAGACACATCTAATGCTGTGGTTGGAGAGGCTGTGCCTATACCAATCCTGCCGGTTGCACCATCAATGGTCATCACTGTGGTGGCAACTCCGCCGTCATTGACAATAAATTGTATATCTTTATCTTGCACTGTATTCTGTATAGTGGCTGCCACAGGATTGGTTGCAGCATCATTTGTAATATAAAATTTAAAATCAGTGGCTGTACCGATAGTTAGACCAGAGGTACTGCTGATAGTCAAAGGACCTGCTGCAGTGGCAGTGGTGTCACTTCTAAGATAATTTGCAGCAGAAACTCCTCCCAGAGCATCTGCATTGGTGGCTGTGCCAGCAAATTTTACTCCTAGGGATGAATTTAATGTGATACCTTTTGTGATCGAGGCAAATCCCGTGATACCTGCCTGAGGTGTGAATGTGTTCTTGCTGATGATAGCAATTCTATCTCCATCACTGTAAAGATTGATTATGTTCTGATTAGCAGGCGCAGTATCTGTTACGGTTTCATAAGTGAAACCTTGAGTGGTTCCTGTGCTGCTGGGTGGTCCCACTAGCACGTTCGATGTTCCATTGTAGAAATAAAGTTGTGCTGTGTCTGAATCTATCCAAAGATCTCCTTGTGTTTGACTGGTAGGGGTAGCAGATTGATATCTAGCTCCTCCTAGTGGATTGAATGAGCTGCCATTGTAAACCTTTAATCTGCCTTCGGATTCATCAAACCATAATTGACCCTTTATGGGTTTGGATGGTGCTGAGGTGTTGGAAAAATTTTCTAGCAGATGTAGGAAATTTTCTGCCACAATTTCTCCGTAACCTGCATAGCCTTTTCCAATAAAAGATATATCGGTCTGTGTGTTCAGTATGGAATCTTGCACAGTATAACTGTTGGGAGTTGCTGATGAATTGGTCTTGTTTACTGTGTAGGCCATTTATTTTACTCCGTAAATGTTGTCAGTGACTGTATTCTTAAAGTATAATCAATCTGTATTAATCTGTTTAAACTTTTTTGCACAGGATGGAATATCACATGTGTTATTAATTTGTTAGTGGTTCCATTCTCTGTGCCTTCCCAAGATTTTAATCCCAGTTCATCAAACACATAATCGCCATTGAAATCTGTTGTGTTATCAAATGCAGATTGTCCTGTGGGTTCACCGTAATCCAGTGTACAAGTCACCACTATGTCGGTATACTTGTTACCAGCAGTATGACGAATTTCCATTTTATTTCTTGTGGTGTCTTTGTTGGTGGCTGAGTTATCATCCACTACTTTATAATAAGTTTGATTGTACAGTGATGCATTGCTGCCTGTGGTGTTTGGTGTTAGATATGTGATAATACCTGTGGGGTCCACTGAAGTACCACCGTTACCGAATGCCATCTCATGTACGAATCCTGTGCTCTTGTTTGCAAGACTGTTAGCCAGTGCAATACTCATGTTTTCATAATGTATTGCATTTCTTTTATCCACAATAACTTCACCTGTGATAGGATCCCATATCTTGATATGACCCTCTACTTTAATACCTGTGTTGTCCTGTGGCTTTTTATCTTCTTGTTTCATGTTTTCGTTATTTGTTGGTTCTGTCATTGCGTTGTATTTATTCAGGTGCATTTGTTGGTTCTCCTGCTATGAATTTAGCTTGGTTAGTTGTTGATTTTTGCAGTCCTTTACCGTTGGATGGATTACCATCTGCTGCTGTATACCATACTTGTCCTCGTTTTTGTATCACTTTTACCTGTGTGCCTGCTGCTGGTGCTGTGGTTAAAGTCACACTAGACGTGCTGCCGTCCACTGAATAGTTAACTGTGCTGCCATCTTCACTCATATAAGGCAGTCTGCGACCACCCACAAAAACATCCAACTCATACACCGAGCTCGCTGCTAAACTGGTAGAGAATGTGGCAGTGCTGCCATCTGCTGTGTTGGTTTTGGTATAGATTGTGTCAGCATAGGGCACAGTTTGTTGTCCTGATGAATCAGTCACCGCTGTACCACTGGCATAAGATCGAATACCTGTGCCCAGTGTACCTCTTCTCAAATTAGAAAGAGTATTGCCGGATTTGTAAAAATATTCAATTCTTTCTCGGTCTATGAATATCACTCCTGGCAATGCTGTGCTGCCATCTACTGGACTTAATCGACTGCCATCTGTCACTGTGATTGATGTGGCATCTTCTGTGAGAGCTGCTGCCAATGTAGTAGTGTTGCTCATGCTGATTCTCTTGTAGAATGTTCTGTTCAACATGTCTTTGAATATGCGGAAACCTGTAGAATTTATTGCACTTTCCACAGCAAAATACATCACATCTAATCGATCTGCGGTAGTGATAGTTTTGCCTGACACTGTTATTTTATTACCTATGAGTGTGAAATCAAATCCTTGTGTTAGAGCACTGCCATTTAAATAAACGAACACATAGTCACTGTTTAGTGGTGTAAATCTTAGATAGAATTCTCCAGACGCTCTGCCTTCTAACACTTCTCTTCTTTGATTCATTCCCACAGCATTGTTAAATGTTGTGGCAGTTAGTGTGTCACCTGCAGTTAAAGTTATACCATCTGAGGCTAACTGAGCAGGTTTTAATACAATGTCATTGCTTTCATTGTAGTATTGATTATCTACTAGTGTGGATATAGCAATGATATCTGTGTTGGTAGGTGGTGTTACGAATTCCACAGTCTGTGCTGCGATATTCACTGTGTAATCTGTGTAAAGATATTTTTTAGTTCCATTCACATACACTTCCACTTGACTGTCTGCAGTGATAGTTTTTGCAGGATCTATTGTGCTGTCCTCTGATAGTCCTGCAACCACTCCATAAGAATAAGTGCTGCCATCTCCAAGATAATAACTATTATCGGGACCTCGTAAAATTTTGCCGTTTAATTCTAACAGAGTCAATCCAGAGAATGGACCTATAGATCCTGCAGGATATGTTAGAGTGTATCTGTTGGTGCTGCCATCATAACTGATCTGTTGAGATCTAATTTCTGCGTAGGCTCTGCCACTGCCACTGGCTTGATTGAATGCTGCTATCTGAACGGATTTGCCTGCTGCTGGAGGATTTAATGTAGATCCATCTCCGGTATGGAAGGTCACTGTTACTAATTTGTTTACAACAGTATATGTATAATTTGTTGTGGGTACACCATCCACAGTAACATACAGTTGGCTGCCGGCGCTGTCTAATTGAAATGTTTCTCTAGCAGATGTTGAGAACGAAGACGTGGATCCGTCTCCAGTAAAATTATTCAACACTATGTAATTGCTGCCTGATATCGCAAAACTTTTGATAGATATCTTGCTGTTGACAGCAGGCGCTGATGTAAACGTTATTGTTTTATTCAGTGTGTCCACTGTGTAATCTGTAGTGATGTCTTTGGTTGCTTCATTCACTGAAACTATCACTGATGCTTGAGTTCCTGGTATTTGTCCAATGCTGTAAGTTGCAGTTGATCCATTGCCGATATAATTTTTGTTTATGATAAATGGCACTCCAGATTCTGGTGAGGTGTAAACTTTAATATCCACTGTGTCAAACATAGATCCTGGCACATTCTCTTCTGGAGCGTAACTGGTTTCTGGTGTTACAAATCCATCACCTTCTAATATAATATCACTTGGTGCTACTCCCAACACAGAACCAAATAATCCTCCACTAACTAGTGAATCCAGTGTTCTATCATCTGTGGGTGTCAATACTCGATCATCATCAAATGGTATAAATTCTATCTTATCACCGTTGCCCACCACTGAACTGTCATCTGGTATCACTGTGAATGTTTTGGTAGAACCATCACCCCTAAACACTAGAGAAGTTTGTCTCTCTCCATTGATGTAGACTGTGTAAACATCTGTGATTAAAGGAGCAGTGTCAAATGTGAATGCAGTGGAGCTGCCATCTCCATAGAAAATTTTAATTCTGCTGGTTCCATAATTGTCCCATGGATTATTGTACCATGGCGATCTATCCCAACCTTGATCATTAGAGAATGCCAATCCTGTGACCATGACTCCACCGTAATCCACTCCTGTCATGACCTGCGACAATTCATTTCCTGGCATGCCTGATGCTGGTGTATATAATCCTAGTGTTCTCTCTGCTGCCGTGATATAAGTCTCGTCTCCTCTTAATTTAATAAGTTTTGTCAATCCATTAGCAAAGTCTTCTGTGCTGGTGAAAGGTGTAATGACTTTATATAATTCATTCTCATATCTAATTAGATCATTGTAAGCGTAGGTTGTGCCTGCTGCCCAAACCAACACTGTGGCTGTGGACTGCACTCGGTCAAATTTAATTGTGGTAGTGATATCTCTCACAAGATCGTTCCTTAGATTAGCATAACCTTTTGCTGCATCTGCAGGAGTTGTACCACCTGCTGCTCCACCTGTTATCACTACACGAGGTGTGGCTGTGTAGTTGCTGCCTGGTGTTAATACTTGTATTCTCACAACTGAACCTCCACTGATTATTGCTCGAGCAGTGGCTTGTGTGGTATCTGTGGCAGAATATACTGTGTATCCTGTGGGTCTATCTGTGACAGCAGTGTTCTGCCCTGTAGTTGGCATGTAGAATTCTACACCAGCATATTCATTGAAAGTAAACAGAGAGCTGGATCCTGATCCACCTGCTTTACTGTCTGCTAGGTCAGCATCTGCTTTGGCTGTGTATAATGGATAGTAATATCCTGACTGTCCTGATGTGGTGCCACTGTTGCTCTGTCCCAAAACTGCAAAAGGTCCCACTGTGCCAGTAGTGCCACCCACTAAAGTAATTGTGGGAGCAGTGATATAACCGCTGCCTCCTTTTGTAACTGTGATAGTATTTACATATTTTTTATAGTTGTCTTTCCAAAAACGATATGGGTATGTGGCCATGATTGCTGTGTCTGCATCCACATCTACATTTCTAATCTCTGTGCCATCATAGAACGCTGGAAGATCAAAGTCTGTGTTGATACCATCTTCGGTGTCTACTCCTGTGTAGCCTAATTTGTATTCTCTTATTTTGGTGTGAAAAGGTTTAACTTCATTAATATAGCTCTCTACATAATTGTCTGTGCCTACTCGATAGGTTTTTCTTTGATCTAATGGTCTTAGGCTATTGGTAACATTTATGAATGATGTTTTACTCATCCAATCCACATACAATTGTTCTTCCAACACTTTCCTTAATCCTGTGAAGAATATGTTGTTGTATTCCACTACAAGATTACCCACAAATATATCGTCTCTCAGCGCTGTTAATATTTTTCGTGTCTCTGTGGTTGGGGCTTGATCAAAGAAATTGCCATCAAATGTGTCTGCTCCATCAAATCCTGTACTGTTGATTGTGTAATCATACAGTGTTTTACTCAATTGTATGGTGCCATTTTGTGTGGCCACATTAATGAAACCATCTGTGGTTCTTTGGAATATTTTCCATCCGCCGGTGTCGGCCTGCAGTACTTTTACATGTTTGCCCACAGCAAGACTTAGTGTGTCCAATTCATATTGATAGGTCACTTGCTGATCGATCACTGTGTTCTCATCGTGTGTGCTATCATACCAATCTGCTAGACTGTAATAAGCACTGGTCTTGTATGTTTGCACTTTCGTTCTATTCCATTCTGTACCTGTCCAATTGTATATGGCCCAGAAACCTCGACTGTTCTCTTCGTCACTATGTATTAAAACGTTAGTTGTTCCGCTGATATCTCTAGTGTCAATATATGTTAAATCAGCATAGGTGTCCACTGCGCTGTCCCATTCTCCTGATGCTGCTGTGGGTTCTGGATCTGAGGAATTTAAATTGGTATAACTGATAGTGTTGGCCAATTGATTGGCTTTTAATACACTGTTTGTATAATCTACAATCTCTTTTAGAGCAGCAAATCTATCCACATACCAACTCTGTCTAGGTCTGACATTGTTTCCGTATCGTTGGTTCAATGGTAAATTTAGATCTGGCACTTCATTGCCCTGAGCATCCAGTCCTATCAAACTGTCCCACCATTTTTTCTCCATTCTCTCATTGGGTCTATCATCTTTGTCCCCTTCTCTGATCAATTTCCAGATAACATGCTGATCTGCATCATTGTCATTGTTTCGATAATTCACATTCAACACTGTGTTATCATTGATTATACTATTCTTAACATTGACAGTTATCAAAGAATTGGTGTCTGATACTGTGAAATATTTGATGCCTGATGCTGAAGGATTTGTGATAATGTTAGCGATATAGGCTGTGGTGTTTTTCCTTGTGGTCACACTCTTATTAAGAGCTGGTAAGAATACAGAATTCTTCACCCAATAGTAATAAACATTAATGAAACTGTCAGATTTAGAATCATACTTCTGTTTGACAGTGAACACTGTGTTGTCTGGGTGCAGCGGCGTGCCAGATATTTTCTGTGCTAGTCCTCCTGTAGTATCTGCTCTAGCATTCCAATCCGATGGCAACAGTGTGGATGATACCCACTCATATATGTCCACAGAAGCTCCTGGGAATAGATTACCCCAATTTTTAGTTTTGTATTCTTGATTGTTTTGTTCATACCAAAGCCATCTCACTGAACTCATGTCCCACCAAACTTCTCCTATATGCTCATCACCCCAGGCTGTGTTACCGCTGACAGTTTTTCCTGCCGTGCCCACATTGTATATGGCTGGATCCCATTCAGTTTTGTAATTGATTTCTCTGTCTGCTATGCCTAATATCCTGCCTTTGATCGGATCATAATAATCTAAATAATCAATTATTTTATTCACTGCTGAATCAAATATAAAAGCTGATTCTATTTTTCTATCATCTATGAGAGCAGTTTCCGAAACCAACTCTCTCCATGCATAAGATCCTGCCGTTTTAAGATCAAACACTGTTACTGAACCATCATTGGTCCTATATGTGCTGCCATCATCTTCCAGTGTGTCATCGTCGGGAGCACCTACAAACACTGCGTTGTTTGTGACATATACTCCTTTGCCAAAATTATCATTGGTGCTGACACTGTTGGTTACTAATTTGTCATCAATAACAAATTGAGTATCGTATTTGGTTGCCGTGAACACACCACCCGATCCTATGTTGAGATCCACTATACGAGTATCTTGTAGATCAAATGTGGTTGTACCATTGTCAAATCTTATTGCTCTTTTGTTGGAATATTTTTCTGCACCTATCACCAATCTATTGGCTGTGGCATTTAATTGCAACGATGATCCAAATCTCATATTGGTATCTGCTTCTGGTGCTGATATAGTTTGTTGCAGTGTGAATGTGTTGGTTGATGCATCTGCATTCCATTTGTAGATATAAACTGCTCCTGCATCATCCTGCTCTCCGTTGTCCAATCCAGGTGCTGATATCGCTAGAGTGGTGCCATCTTTACTCATGGTCAGAGCATCTCCAAATGCAGTATTAGCAGTGCTGCCATCTGCGCTCACTCCTTTGATAGTTTGTCTATAGGTGAAAAAATGTTGACTGCTGCCATCATTGATTACACTGTTTCTTGTGAATATTTCTACCTGTCCTGCTGTGCCAGGAGATATTGAACTGATCGCCAATATATCTCCACTGTCGTTGATTGCAATTCTATGTCCAAATCTTTTGCCTGATCCAGAATCATTGCTGGTTATGGATTTTTCTTGATACCATGTATTTGTTGTGCTGCCATCCACTGTAGGTATCCAGCTGTACATGTACACTATGCCTGTGTCACTGCTGTATCCAGGCGCTGATACAAAAAGATATTTAGGTTTTGTGTTTCTTGTGCTCAGCTCTGTGAGTTCTGCCATGGCATGTGCCCAACCAAAATTTAAACCTGTTAATACAGTACTGTCATCGGCCACGGGGGGAACAATTGTGTTTAATAATCCATAGGTATTGGCTGTGTCATCCCACACAAATACTTTGATCAATCCCACGTCTGAGTTTCTTGTGCTGCCATCCAATGCTAGATTGTTATTGTAAGGTGCGCCGGCTATTACAAAATTTTCATCAGTGCTGATGCTTAAACTTTCTCCCAATCGTGCAGTGTCATCGTTGTTGTCGGTCATTGTGACGCTGCTGTTTATTGTGTATGCCGTGCCTGCTGTGTTCTCTCTCCTAGCAAAGAAATGTATGGTTCCTTGTCCTTTGGTGGGTGCAGATACAATCAAAGTTCTGTCATCATTACGTGCCACTATTGAGTAGCCAAAGTCTTGATTGCTGGTGGTATCTGGCGATTCTAATAATCTTGTCTCATAAGGATCCACTTTTTCATAGATCTTCCACAATTTTGTTGAGTTGTCTGCAAATACTCTATCACCGTTGGTTTCTATGGTTTCATCAGCATCTCTGTAATCTCTGTAGGATAATCTATCATTGACGTTGTTCATTGTGGCCAATCTCACACTGACAAATTTATAAACATTTCCGTAGGTTTCCAGTGTGGATCCATCTGCCAGCGTTGTGCCTGTGATAGTTGTTATTATATTTGCTCTATCGAAATCAAAAATTATACTGTTATCTGCCGATGACATGGCCACTTGATATACTGCATTTAGAGTATCATATTGGCTGTTGACTATGCTGAAATAATCATTTTTTTGGAATGAGTGTGTTCCTGTAAAAGTAATTTCCAATTGCGTATTATTGTTTATGGCAGTAATACTAGTAATCCTTAATCCGGTGTTGGAAACTCTTTGCACGTCCCAATCGTTGTTGTCTTTTTTGGCAATCCATACTAGATCGTTTGTGGTCAATTGAGTAACATCAAGATTTAATAGTTCTGATTCATTGAATGCAGTGTGTTGCACATCTGCTAATCTTGGAAAACCTGCTGTTTTAAATTTCTGTACCATCTCTCGGTCAAATCCTGCAAGGCTATAATCATATCTAGAAAAAGTTTCTGCTGCTGTGTATTCTATTGGCTTTTGGTACAGTGCTTCTTTGACCACTGTGGCTGATTTTATCCAGTTGGCATCATCAGTGGCATTGTCCAGTATCTCAATGCTCTGAATGTTGCTGGTGAATTGCTCATCTGGCATGCGTATTTGTACAGCTTTATGACCATCCACGTTGCCGAACTCACCAGTTTTGATCATCCATTCTGGATAAACATTTAAACTGATATCTTCATCATAGAATTTGGCTTTGACCAGTTTATCGATAGCATTTAATGTGCCTTTTTCTCTGATAAACCCTTGATAGAATTTGTATTGACTGATATCATTGACAAATAAATTTTCTAAATAGTCTCTGGATTGATATCCTGTGAGATGCTGTGCTAATTTCTGTTGTCCTTCATCAAAATTGTTGCTCTCTAGATTATAAAAATCATTGAATTGAGATATTTTATAATCAAAATTTGGTATTAATTGTGCAGCTGGTTTGTTATCTTTTTTCTTCCAATTGTCAGAAACGAAAGTGTTGCCGGAATTATGATTGTTTTTTGACACATAGAATCGAGCATTGTATTCCACTGTGTCGCCAATTTGATAATCGGTGTTGGCTGTCCAAATATTTACTCGAGCTTCGTCAAATATAAATCCTGGAGAATAATAATCACCATTCCAGTCACCGGTTTTCCATCCTATTAATTTTAATCTTTGTTGACGGAATCCTGTGCCCAATTGTAATAGAATATCTGAGAACACTGTGGCATTATCAAATATTAGCACGTGTTCTTTCTGTATAGCATTGAATGAAGCATTATAGATACCAATTTCTGGATTCTTACTCTGAATTTCAAATGTGGTTCCAACTCTCTTAGTTGATATTAATTTCTTATCTATGGTTCTACCACCTGAATCCAATACTGTGTATTCACCTTGTAAATTTTGTAATCTACCTATAACACTGTCTGTAGTGTTGAGTTGAAATGCTGCCGCTCCTGGACTTAGTGTAATTGCTGAACCCAACGCCCAACCTTGTCGAGTCCAATACAGAAATTCTCGAGCTGACATCTCCCAGTTGGCAGTTTCTTGTAATTCATTAGAGAAATTATCAAAAACAAATCCTTCTGACTCTAAATATTTTCCATATCCTACTAAGAAATCCACCACTGATTGCACATCTTTGAACACTGTGCCATAGGTAACAACTTTTTCTGTGTCTTTCCAATTTTTATAAATTGTGGCTCTGGCATTGCCAGCTTCTACAGTATAACTGTTGCCGTTCTTGGATGGTTCAAAAACTTTGAAATATGGTCTTATAGTGTTGTATCCAATTACTTTATACCCACCTTCTAATGTGCTGCCATCATTGGTGGTGTTGGGATTTAATTCTACCAGCACTCCTGAATATTCAAAAGTTTTTATAGGATTGCTGGATCTAAATAAAATTTTGTAGTTTTCAGTTGGAATGAATTGAGAACCTGATGTGGATCCTGGACTGATGCTATCTGTTAATATTTTTAAATTTTGTTTGTCTGTGAATCCACCCAATTTATAGATCAATTGCACATTAAGATTCTTCATCTTGTCATAGAAGAACACTGCTGGATCTAATCCATTTTTTATAAGATAATTCACTATCCACGGTTGATATCCTGCTGTGGCATAACGAGTAACTGCTCCTGTAACTGTATCGGTCACGGTCTCCAAATGATATTTCACTGACCTTAATGATTGGGCTAATTCAGTTTCTGTGTCTATCACATTGCCTAATACGTTTGTGCCTAATCTACTGTTGTCTAAAAATAATCCAAAGAATTTTGCTGGTCTTGTTAGTGCCAATAATTTTGTCACAGCAAAAGGATACTGAGCACTCTTTCTCCATGCTGTTTCTGCTGGTCCTTGATCTCCAAATTTCCATTTTTTGTTGGTTCCTGCTTGTGTGTATACATCTATTAACCCAGTATCTATAGGCGACACAAGATTGCCATTTTCGTCCACAGGAAGATGATCTAACAATCCTGGTCTGATATATCTTGTGACTGCTTCTTCTAAACCGTGATCATATCCACTGGCTAGATCATTCCATAACAATGTGTTTCCTGCTGTGTATGGAGCTGGTCCATATGTGTCTTCCCACCAAGCGGGTATTTCACTGTAGCCCAACATCTCCCATGGATGAGTGTGTGGTCGATCTGTGTCATAAAAATGTTTGTAGATGCCTCTCCAATGTCCTGGAAGATATTCTCCATTTATAATATCTTTGTTGCTGCTGTAATTAAAAGTAAATTCATCTGATTGATCGTGGGTATCATTTTTTTGATAATCCACAGCATTTCTACCTGCCCAAGCATAAAAATCTACACTTAATACGTTATCAACTTCTTTGAGAGTATAATCACCTGCTTGGAACGCAGATGGTCTCACTTCTGATTCTGATAATAGAGTGGAATCATATGCTGTCTTACAATTGTTATAGATTCTTTTTTCTAATTCCAATAATAAATCATCTCTGTAATCTCCGTATGCCACTGTTCTGCTGCCATCATGTCCCACTATCACAGAGGTGGCTGTTACATAGGTATTATCAGTCACTAATTCTGGTTTAAACTTAGGATATATTCCTAATTTTGTTGGTGTTGGGGGTATAAAACTACCAGTGGTGTCACTGTAATCTTTTACAACAATTGTGTCTCCTTCTGCTAATGTGGCAACGATAGTCACGCTGTCATCGGTGTTGCTGAATGTGTAATCTTCACCCAATAATAATAAAGTGTTGTTGAGATATACGTACACTGCTCTGCTGCTCGGCACAGTGATATCAAATTGAGAATTTATGGCATATTGTGTTTCTGTGCTGTCTTGCACTGTGTATATTCTTGTGCTGACTTTTTTTCCATAGCCTATCATGTCTTCATAGAAGAAAGGAAAACTATTGCCTTTGTCTCCGGCTATGATACTGATAATCTCATCCACTCTTTCAGCAGCAGTGCCTTCATAGGCAGTGGCTGAAGCCTGTGATAGAAAGTTTTCTTTAAATTTTTGATATTCTAATCCGCAATAGTCAATAGCGTTGATTGCATTGCTGTTTTGATCTATCATCAAGAACAGAGCTTGGGGCAGTGGAGCAGAATGTTGTAGTATGGTTCCTCCGTTTATTCTCACATCGGGTAAATCTCTAAGATTACAACTACCTGGTATGGTACCTATTAAATTGGTATTCTTCTCATTGATATCATGCACGTGATTCATTATCTGACCAAATGTAAATTCGGCCAATTGTTCATTGAAAGGATTTACTGCAAGATTTTCTGGTATTTCATATAATCCTTTGCCGGCAACTTTTTTAGCAGAGCTATAACATTGTATCTTCACTATATCATCTATCGCTAAGTCTTTGGTAAATTTTATATATCGGTTGGTTGTACCGTTTACTAGAGTATAATCAATATCTAAGTTTTGATTGATATGATTCACATCCACTGATACTTCTAGATCTGTGAGAGCAGCACTGTTGGCATAAACATCCACAGGAAACAATCTCAATTCATTGGCATCCACTGTGAATGTTCTAATCACTCTTTGGCGGCTCTGTTGTGATTGTTTTATCCAGCCAGTTTTACTGTTGTGTTCGGTCCTACTGGTTGTATAATGGACATGACCTGTGCCAAAATTTTTAGATATGAAATTCTCTCCTGTATTGTAAGTGAACGATCCTGAAGCAAAATCTGATTCAAACACAATATCTCCCACATTGTTAATGGTATTGTATTTGACTTTTAATCCCAACACAGTGTCCACTGTGGCAGCACTTGAAATTTTATAGGCAAATACCTTTGCTCCTGCAAATGTGGAATCTGGATAAACAGTGTTGTTATCAAATGGCACATGATCATTGTCAAACATAGAAAAAAGTGGTTGCTGATTTAATGCTGTTTTGTTTTGTCCTGTGGCCCAGGTTAGATCATCTGCACTGTAATAAAAAGTTTTACCCTGATTGATTGTGCCTAATTCCACAAACACTGCTTCTCCATCCTGTGGTGCGGCATCACTTTCCTCTGTTAAATTAATTACACGATTTGATCCCACAGTAACAAAGTTGATTTTATAAATTTTGTTTTTAACCAGTATATCTGTGTCAGCAGTGAACAATATTCTCATGCCATTTAACAGACTTATACCATCGATGATGTAACTTGTTTTATTCACTATGTTAGAGAACACATCTGTGGTGGTTGTATCTACCAATGTCACAGACTGTTTTGCCTCTGTGCCGTGATTGTATAATGTTAACCCTGAATCAAATTCTATTATGGGTCTTTTGGCTCTGTCAGTCTCTAACAAATTGGGTGTGTATCCATTCGCCGTTGCTGTGGCTTCTATCACTGCTCTATGAAACCAACGATTGTATCGACTCCATGCATTGCCATCTATGCTGTCTCTTTTGATTGTGATATAGTCTGGAGTTTCAGGTCTGTAAAAACTGATAGCATAGGGTCGAGTATCATAGGCCACTGAATCATATAATTCTGTGGTTTCTACTGCATAAGATTCTGGTGTGATCAATTTTGTTGTGTCTGTTAGAGTGATCGCATTGCCCACTCCTTCCACATAAAATTCTCTATTACTATACACACTGTTCAACACATTGGAACCAAATCGCAATTTCATTCCATTGCTCAGCACTGTGCCTGTGCTTAGAGTGTAATTTCGAGTTCCTGTTATTTCGTGTGCCACATCTATTTTTGTTGTGGCGGAAACAGTTCGCACAGTGAATACTCCATGCATGGCTTCATGATTGCCACACTGATAATACGACACATCTGGAGCATTGGTAGGTACTGTGAAACTCACTGTGCCTATTTCTGTGCCATTGCCTGACACTCCTGAAGAATATATTACTGAGGTGCTGTCATCTTCTGCAAATCCTGTTTTGAATGGTTCTGTCATGATGTAGAAAGGATGCCCTGCTGTGTCTAATACAAATTTGTAGGTGTTGCCTCTGTACAGAGTTAAAGAAGGATTTGCTGTAGTTCCATGTGTGCTAAAAGTATAGGCCGACTGACCCACATGATCCACTTTAATCTCTGTGACTGCGTTTGTGCCAACGTTGGTTACCAGTATAGGATTTGGTCCTTCTGGCATCCAATAGTATTCTCTGTAGTTGATTAATTTGTCAAAGTCTATTGCTGGATTCCATGCATACACTGTTTCTCTGTTCAGTCTATCGTGATTGTCAACATTGCCTCCAAAGAATTTAATTTGATTGATATAATCATCATAGGTGGCTGTGAATTTAACTTGATCTTCTGGATTGATAGAAGAAGTATCTTTGTCTGTGTAGGTCACAGCAGGCTCTAATTGATAGTTGGTTCTGTCTTCGCTGGAGGCTGACACATACTTGTCAGTGGGTAATCTTGTGTAAGCATAGGTCCTACCGATATAGCCATCTAATCTGGTCAGTGATCCTGGTTGTATCAATTGATCCAGCGTGCTGCTGAGAAATTTTTGGTTGGTATCAGTTCTATAAAATGCAGGTAGATGTGCTATGGATCTTCTTAGAGTCACACCATTACTGTCTGTGACCACTTCGTAATTGGTTTTGCTATTGATTGGAGAGTCTGCCATTTTTAGTATCCCGTTCCGCTACTGCCTGTGCTGGATCCTGATCCAGATGTTCCTGTAGTGACCGATGATACTGCTGATGTTGATCTATTGTTAGTGGTTGTACCCGTGGTGCTGGTCACAACTGTGCCGCTGGCTGCTAACTGATTAGCACCTATAGCATCAATAATCACAACATCGTCAACGGTCGCTCCGCTGATAAAGATTTCATCTGCTGCTCCACTGATTTGAAACAATGAGCCAAACCCTTGCTCTGCTTGATTGGGCACTATTACTACTGTCAATAGATCTGGCACCAAACGATTGTGTATATAAGTCGCTAATTCTGTGAAATAGAAAGTGTCTCCAAAATCAAAATTGTCCAGTGCAAAGAATTCATTTATGGCCTGTATAACTCGAGTTTTGATCACTGCATTGGTCACATTTGTGGCTGCATTCTTGACCACTTTAAATGTGGCTTGGAATTCTTCGTCGGCTTGTGTTCCAAATAATATTTTGTATTTCACTGGATGATACACGATCTGATCTGATAGTCCTTTTAAAGGATTCAGCACACCTGAATAGGATATTCTCAATTGATCTGATGTGGATGCTGTGGGTTCTTCTCCACCTTGATTCAACCATGTTCTGTATAACTGATCATAGGATCTTTCCAGCATGTAGATATCTACGATATTGGTTTGAGATGGATCTATTCTAGTGCCTTGTCCAGCATGATGTTTGTATTGAAATTCTATTGCACTTCGACCTTTTCTAGCATAATAATTTGTGTTGGTTGTTAGTGTAACTGAAGTGCTGTCATACTCTTTGATTGCATCTTCTGCTGCGTCATAGAAGTAGAACAACTGTCCATCCTCATAAGATCCAGGCAGAGAGATATCACTCTCATTTTCTGCCGTAATAAAATTAGTAGCTGCGTAGGGTCTGTATCTTTCTATGTTGTCATATCCATTGTATTTTTCAAAAAACACAAATTTTGTAGAGACATTGGTGTCTGGTTGTACCACTATATCAAATATATCTGGATTGTCTACCACTCCATCGTCATCATCGTCATAAAATCCCACTTTGACTTTTCTATTGTCTTGATAACCATCAGATTCTTCCACTGTGTCTACCACCTGCCAATCAATTGGATAGCCTATAGCTGATCCTGTGCTGGGCACTGTGTTGCTCTTGAGTATTTTCACAGTGTCTTTGACAGATTTTCCTGTGATATAATCGTAAATTCTTTCAGTTCTATCAAAATGAAATTTATTATTACCTGCTGATTCAAAAATGTAATCCATGGCCCTATAAGTCACGGTGTAGGTATTGCCATCTGTGTGGAATTTAAACCACCAGCTGGCATCCAATGATGCGCCTGTTGCGTCTCCTGCATTGGCTAAAGAAAACACTGAGCTGGCACTTAGATTAGCTGCTGTGATCACTTTCCATTCCGCATTTTCTTCATCGTATCTCAATCCAAATTGCTCATACACTTCAATTCTATCCTGTAGATCTGTTTTCAATGCTGTGTCCAACACTGTGGCAAATTTAGGGAACACAGCACTTAGCACAGCACCGGCTGGTATGGTGTCATTTAAAGTGATTGGTCCTATGCCCGATTCAAGATTTCCAGCGCCATCATTGGATCCATCTCCCACCACTGCTGAGACTTTGGCCCATGCTCTATCTTCTGCTAGATCTGTGCCTGATGTTACCAACCGTCCATTTAAAAATTCTCGTGTGTCTGGAGAAGTAAATTTAATTAGAGCACCTGGTTTGGCATATTTTAAATTACTAGTGGCAAAATCTCCCACTGCCAGTGGCCCACCTGCTGCAAAATAACCTGTATTAGTATTGGTACCTGTGGTGGTGCTGACCCAACTCGCTGCCAATGCACTGAGACTTTTTGTACCATATTTGATGTAGAAAAATTGTCTTGAATATGCTTCTGTTAATTTACTTTCCACTGATCTATTAATGGTATCTAATATTTCGTTCCTGTTTGTGAAAGTGAAAGTGAATTGAGGAGCAGACTCTTCTCTGTACAGTATTCCGTCATCTGCAAATATTGAAACATTACTGTAGGCTCCTGTGGGATCTATAATTTCTTTGCTTCTGCTGATACCACTGGCACTTCTATTCACTGATTTAACTTTGATAATTTCCTGTGACGCTGACAGTGGAACTATGTTGTAGTCTTCTGCTGTGATCATTCTATTTTGAGAATAGTATACCTGTGGCGCTTTGGTCCTGATGCTGTCATTGCTCTCTGTGGCAGCAGCATTGTAAATCGATTGCTGTAGAGATCCTGTCATGGTTAGAGTCTGTTGACCACCGTTGGCATCTTCATAGGCCATGCTGAATGTTATGCCCTGCATGTCGGCCTGTTGAATAGAGTATTTGGCATTGGCGCTGGTTCTGTAATACAATCTAAAAGATCCTGAAGGAATGTTAGAAAAGTTTCCATCGCCAAACACTAGATCAATAGCATCATTGTTCTTAGTCACAACATTATAGATATCTCTCACATCTGCGGACAAACTGTTATAGATCACGTTGTTACCGCTGAGGTCCGGCACTTTGGTCCATAATTTTGTTAACTGGCCAAAATCATCTAATTTGTATAACCATGTATCGGTGTTATTGATGTTATTAACATTGATTGGTTGCACATAGTTTGTAGTTGGCTGAGTGATAGCAAAATCCTGTGACGCCAATGATCCCTGTTTGAATAGAGAGAAGAATCCTGTGTTGGGACTAGAATCTCCAGCACCATCGGTTCTATAAAGATAAGTGAATCCTGTGCCAGGCACTGGCGCTTGCTCATAGATAGATTCTGATGCAGATATTGCTGCTGGTACTATTTCAAACGTTCTTGATACTCCTCCAATGCCTCTAGAGAATGTGAATATTGGCACATCGGTATTGATGGAATTTACTGTGTAGGTTTCTGTTTTGATCCCCCCAATATTATCGGATTCTTTGGGTTTGCTGAATCTCTGTCCTTCTACATTGGCAGCATTTAATATGTTTATAAACTGTTCTCTATAGTTGCTGTTAGTACCATCATTCCACACTACTGTGGTATTGGCTAAACTATTACCTGACGTGTCTCGCACATCCTGTGTAGTGGACACAGATGTAATTTTTAATAGACCTGTGGCTGTTTGATTTCTTTTGGCATTGTAGTTGATTAGTCGTGCTAATCTTAGGATACTATTCCTTCTCTCGGCTGTCTCTATAAAATTTTCTCTAGCATTAAGATCCACTCTAAAACTTAGTGCCTGTGCCACATAGGCAATTAGATCAATCAATGCGATATATTCTGATGACTCTACAAAATCATTGAAATCATCTGGATAATTTTCTCGAAGATAGGCAACCATGCTTCTTCTCAGTGTTTCAAAATCGTAAGATTTGAAATCTGCCTGTTGGAAAGCAGTGTAAATTTTGCGCCAATCTTCGGCTACAAGCAATCGATTTTGTCTGTCAGTGGTGGCCATACTTTAATATACGAATATTTATGGGTAGTATTAAGTGCGTAGATTAAGAAAGGCGTAAAAGGGAGTTTTCATCGAATGAAAACGTGAGTTTCTCGGTAATATTATAGGGCACATAGGTTATTGTGGCCTGTACGGATATGCCGTGTTCACTCTCACTCACTACTATATCCTGTGTGCTGAGCCTAGGATCTGCATTTAAATTCTTTGCAATATCATCTGCTATGGCTTGTTTTAGTGCTTCTGTTAATGGTTCAAAAATAACATCATAGATTATGGTGCCAAACTCAGGATTTTCCACTCGCTCACCCTTGCGTACACTCAATCTATTGATAAGATCTTGTTTGATTAGATCAAAATCATACAGTTTAAAATTGGTCAATTCTGCTCGAGAACTGAATCCTTTAAACACCTGTGTGCCCTGTACTCCTGATCTATTTCTATCTGCTATTGCCATAATTTTTTATAAACATACTTATTTCTTTTTATCCCTGTGTTTGTCATAGGGTTCGTGTGTGGGCACAATCATGCCTGTCATGCCTGTAATTATTTTGGTTTCATAAAGTTTTCCATTTACTACTAAAATATTTCCATTGCTATCTGTCACTAGTTTTCCAGTAACATCTGTTACATCTGTTTCTGTGGTTCCTAGGTCTGATCTTTTCAGTGACTGTACCAAGAAAGGATCTGCTCCTATGCTGTTGAAATGCACTTGACTGCCCACTAGATGTATCATACCATTGGCTTGATGTATTTGTTGTCCTCCTGCTTGACTGTATATACTCATACCAGCTTTGACTGCATACCATCCAGTCTCTGCATAATTGTGTATGGTCCTTGATGCATAAGTTTTTATGTCCGATCCATCAATACTAATTTGTCCAGAACGTTCTCCACCTCCACCTTCGTAATTTTGATTGGCTTTGATTTTAAAATTATTGTTAGCATACATGTTGATATCTTTTTCTGAATGAAAATTCATATCACCACCCGATCTAATATTGATTCCGTTTTTAGCGTATATGTCTATACTACCATCATCTGTGAACTCCATCCAAACGTTGCCTGAGCCGTTGGCAAGATATACCACCCCTTTGGTATCATGCATCAATAGCTGATGTCCAGCGCTGGTCCTTAATCTTATTAATTGATTATCGCCGGCAGCATCTCCATCATCCATGACGAATGTATGACCTGTGTTTCTAGTGGCTGATTGTTCTTTTTGATTATTTGTTGGTCCTAACCTAAATTTCTTTTTTGTTTCATCAATTCTGCCTGGTGTGCTGATACCAAATACAGCACTAGGGCTCTCTCTGCGTGCAGAACTGGTAGTGGTTCCTCTTGTTGTATCTTGTATTAATCCTTGTTCTCTTAATCTATCTGCAAAAGGATGTATGGGTTTATTTTGTTTATCTATTCCTGAAGCTCCAGCATAAGCAAACAATTGTCTGTTAACTTCGCCAGCTGGTACAACATCTGTTCCATATACTTCTGTTTTTTGTTGAGATTCTGCTTCTCCGGTTGTGCCTTGTAATTGTGTAAATTTAGATGAGGCTATACCTGGCATCATGTGATTGATATATGGTTCTTGCACACAACCAAACCAAAATCCTTGAGATACTTTGCCTTCTACAAATATAACCAATACTCTTGTATCTATATCTGGTGGAACCATCCACATACCATAACTGTGTTGACTTAACTCATAATCATATTGTTCTGTAACACTTTTCCCAGCGGTGGCGTTAGGACTTTTGGCTCCATAGAATGGACTTAGATATTGTACGTTATATAAGCTGCCATCTGCTGCTTCATCGCTGCCTGTTAGACTGGGTATCAACACACGCAGATTACCCATTTTAGTAGGATCCACATTGTCTTTAACTATGCCAATATAAGGACCTGGATTAATCTCTGTATAGGAAGATAATCTATTACTTCTATTTGGTGTTGATGTATCTGATGACATATTTTATATATAAATCTCTTTCTCTTTCATAGTTAAGCTCCAAGGTCCCATCTTACTTCACCATCTGGTCTACTGATTGCTTCAGATGCTCTTTTTTCTAGATCTTTAATGCTTTCTAATGGTGTGAATGCCCCATCTTGATTATTGTATCTAACAATATCTAACATCTGTGTAAATTTTCCTCTATCAAATGTGCTCTCTACTGATACCACTTTATATAATCCATTGAATTGTACATTTTCCAAAGATTGAAAATCCATAACTCCTTTTCTTTCACTGATGTCTGTTGGAAATTTAAAATTTAATGTTATAAATGGCTCTGCCTGATCAAAATTAAAACATCCTGCTTGTTCGTCCCATTGTTTTCCATCATACTGTGCTTGTACTGTTGTCGAGGATACTGCTATATTATTTCCGCTCTGCATAGGCAAAGCAAAATCTTGTCCTATAAATGCAGGATCTCCCATTATGGTCATCTGCACATGCAGCATGTCTGTTAGAGGATTGGTTAGATATTCATAAAACTCATCCACTTGGGTTCTGCTGGCTCCTTTTTCTGATGCAACATCTTCTGTCTTTACTGTGGTAGGAAATCCTCTCAGTGGTTGTAAAGAATCTGATTGTCCTCCACTGAATCTACCATATTTTTCCACTAATTCTCTTAAGGATAAATCTTTTACTGTTTTTTTAAATTGTCCGTCTGCTCCAGAACCATCCATTAATCGAGCTAGATAGTATCCAACTTTATAATTTATTTTAAGGTCTATTATTTCTGTGTTTTCTCCCGTGTAAATGTAATAATAGGCTTTCCTTACTTTTTTACCCCATAATCCACTGGCACTGAGTCCGGGTACTGTAAAATTCATCACATGGACCTTGTAGGGTATTACACGAAATTTTACTTTTTTCTTGTGCATTTTAGTTATTCTATCAAATTCATCCTGTTGATCCACTGTGGTTATTATTTTAAACCATGGTACCAAGGGATCTGGAGCTTCTTTGTCTGATCCTCCATCTGATGCTGCGGAAAAAGATTCTAAATCTTTCCAATATTTTTTAACTATTTCATTTATATTTCTATAACCATCTGCTTTAACTGTCACATCTTTGATCAATTGTGCTATGCTGATGTTGGGTCTCCAACTCTGATTAAAGATCCCACCAGTCCATATTTTCCAATTAATTGAATCATTAGCCAATTGAAATATACCGGGTGCAGCATCAATTTCATAAACATCTTTGTACTCTCTAAGACCTTTTTGTATTTCTATATCCTGCTGCTCGTTCAATCTTTGCGACATTTCAGCCAGTGCGTCGTTGAGTGTGCTCTTGCCAATGCTACCAGATGATCTAGTATACAGGTACCTGTCAGTCATTGCAAATTCAGTCCATGGTACAGCAGTTAAGTTATAAATTGTTCCACCTGCGTTGATTTCCATTTCTGCATTCGTTATCTTAATTGGTATTAAACGTTTGGTTATTACTTCTTGTGGTTGTCCTAGATTATCATATCCCCGAAATTGTAAAGTTAACAGATAAGGTGCATCTACATGATCAAGAAAATTATTATTAAAAGCAGCGGCACGCATCTTTTCAAATAGAGTAACGCCATACGGTTCAGACATCTCTATATCTAATTTTGTAAAATTCATTAATTTACGTTGCTCGTTGGGTCTATGCACAGCTGTCATTACAACTTTTTCAAAAAAAATATCGTGTCCTCTTCGCAATATTTTATCGGATCCAGCTGCTATTTTTCTATTTTTTTCACTCTGTGTTTTTTTAGATCTTTCAAACTCTACGTCGCTGCCTGCGGTGGTGCCTGCGGTGGTGCTGTATTCTCCTGATGTATTAAAAGCAGAAAACTCACCATCTCTGCCTATTCCGCTGCTTTTAGCGATAACATCGTGTGGTTCTCTTATGTTCTTGGGATTTCTAATCTCCCCTCGAGACAGCGCAGACAGTGTCCATATGTAATTGAATGATGCATATTTTCCTAGTACATTTGGTTCTGAGGTATCTCCTGCGATTTTATTTTTATTGAGTAATTGTCCTGGCATTGCAGGTTGATTTGCAATAGTGTTGGTTCCCATGGTTTCAAGATTATCCATCCAATTATTATTGCTATTCATTTTTTATATACTCAAGTCGTTCTTAAGATTACTCATCTTGGGTAACTGTATAGTTTTACCTATAGTAAAATCATAAATGGGATCTTCTATTACATCGGGATTTCTTTGTGCAAACACCCACCAAAGTCTTGGAGTACCATACAAGTCATAGGCCAGTAGATCGGGTCTATATGCATAGATCCTGTCAATGGTATAGGAGATGTCGTCTTGAGCCGCTGTGATGGTTCTTGGATTTAAAAAATCCAGACTGATTTTATTTTCTGAAGTGTTAAAATAGGGAGATGTGCTGCTGTATTTGGCCATTAAATAAATCCTATTCCATCTTTGTTAGATAATGAACCATTAACAAATTCCTGCATGCTAAATTTCTTTACAGACTCTCTGGAATATATTGGTTGTAATTGCACTTGGAACTGACTGTCTGTGGGAGCCCAAGTTCTATTTGCATCTGGGTTAGTTACTGTCTTGCTTAGGTCATCTGTTATGGCTGAGTTGTTGATCTGTCTGCTGCCTGATGATTGATCTGTGGAAATATAATCCACTGAGTTCCTTAGATCCACTGTGAAACTGGTCACTATTACTGGCACATTGTGGAATACATGATTACCGTATCCATTCAATTGTAGTATGGGTGGTGGATTGCCTTTGAGAGAATTTTCTGCTCCACCGAAGAACATTTTGGTCACTGCTCTTAAAAAATGCAGCGTGGCCACCCAGTGTTGAGCATCTTGATAATTTTGAACTGGAAAATCTCCAATCACCGTTATGGCTGATACCTCACTGTGTCCATAGGCATAGAATGGATAGTTGCTGTGTGTCATGGCCATGGGATTGTATGATGCTGTGTGCTGTATCACTACAGAAGGAGTTAATGGAAATACTATGCCATTGAACGATGACAGCGGTCTCATTATGGCATTGTCTCCTCCAAAAAATACCTGTCTTAATTGTCCATCTGATGGTAGAGTTAATTTTACTCGCCAATCGGTTTGATTGCTTCTGCTGTTCCATCTGGCTGATGCATTTAATTTGTCTGCACCTTCTGCACCCTTGGGTATGCCAGCGCCAAATAGACGTCCCAGTGTGCGGTTATATATGTCTCCACCGATACCGCCTACTAGCTGTCCAAACGACGATGTTTCTCCGTTATCAAAAGGTTGCGTTGTCATAAAAAATCCAGTATACTAACACAATATTTATAGGCATCATAATAGGCGCACTTTATAATCTCCGGGCAGCAAAGCAAACAACTTAACACAAGGAATTACTATGAAAAGAGTGAACTATTTAAATAACCGCGATCTGCTAGCGGAAATACACAAGAGCAAGAATACGTATTCTTCCTATGTGAATGCTGAAGACAGTCAATATGACATGATTGTTACTGATATTAAAAAGATCAACAATGCCAACATCGGCAAAGCAAGAAAAATACAGGCAAAAAGATTAACAGCACAGGCTTGGGACGCTGCCAAAAAATTAGGCAACAAAAGAATCAAAATGAGCGACTACGAAGTATCTCCCAGATCTATTAAAAAAACTGATCTGGTGTTTCGAGTCATGACGTTTGATCATGTCACCACAGACAGTGAGAGAAAAAAGAATCCCAAAACTCGAGCAGATCATCATACCAAAGTTAATTTTCCTCCGTTCCAACATTATAGAATCAATGACAAAGGACAATTAATTTGTGTGGGCAAAAGTCATTGGGTGGGTGGTATGAGCAATGGACATTTCAGTAATGATCATGGCAAGATAACTCCCACGCTGGCAAATATGTTCATAAAGTTGTCTGAGAGATACAGCCAACGTAGCAACTGGAGAGGTTATACCTATGTGGACGAGATGAGATCACAGGCACTGATGCAGTTGAGTCAAATTGGTTTACAGTTTGATGAATCTAAATCAGAGAATCCTTTTGCTTATTACACAGCAGCTATCACAAACTCATTCACAAGAATATTGAACATTGAGAAAAAAAACCAAAATATTCGTGATGATATTTTAGAAATGAATGAAATGATGCCAAGCTATACTCGACAAGCCAAAAATGAGAGTGAGACTGTGTCAGCAAAGAGGAGAATGACTACTCAAAATGGTGAGGTCAAGGTCTACAGCAAAGCCGCTCTAAAAGAATTAAACAAAGAATATAAAGCATCTGGCAAATTAACAGTTGCAGAGTCTAACAAAAAATAGTAAACTCAAACTATGGCATTTTTTAAACGAGCTGCTTGTTTCACTGACATACATTTTGGATTGAAAGGCAACAGCCGAGTTCACAACGATGACGGAGAAGCATTCTGTTATTGGTTTATTGAACAAGCCAAAGCACATGATTGTGAAACTTGTATATTCCTAGGTGATTGGCATCATCACAGAAGTGCCACCAATGTCAGCACCATGAACTACACTGTCAGCAACATGGAGAGACTGGGCCGAGCATTTAAAAAAGTCTACGTGATCATGGGCAATCACGATCTATTCTACAGAGACAAGAGAGAAATCAACAGCATGGAATACTGCAGGAACATTCCCAACATTGAGATCGTAAACGAGTGGATGCTGACTGATGACGTGGCCATAGTGCCGTGG